TTATCTTGTAACCGATAACGCGCCGACACTTCCAGAATGCTTGGTTCTGTTGGCGATATTGATATTTACTTCTGGCGATATAATCCTCTATTTCAAACGGGAAAAAGAAAAGAATAGGGCTGAGATTAAGACAGCCAATGATGGGTTCAAACATGATATTGACAAATTGAACAAGACTTTTGAATCAGTGGCAGATGGTATCATAATAACTGATATTGATCTCAATATAATGATGGCGAACAAGTCTGCGGCAGTTGCCTTAAATACGGATACTTTGCTCAATAAAAATCTTGGAGATATATTCAGCGGAGTAACGGTGTTTGGGAAGAATTTTTGTGATTTTGCGAAGATGATAATAAATCAGAAAAGACCGTTTTCAATACCACGGATTGAATTCAACAACAAGACACTTGAAGATTCCATTGCTCCAATTACGGGGTTCGATGGCAATACCGAAGGATTAATAATTGTTTTTTCGGATATAACTGAACGAATAAAAAATGAATCTCGCATGAAAGAGCTTGAGAACCAATTGTTTCAAACCCAGAAAATGGATGCTATCGGAGAGCTTTCTGGCGGTATTGCCCATGATTTCAACAATACTCTTACTTCGATAAATGGCTATGTTGACCTTATTGACATTGATCTTGAAGCAGAAGGCATGAAAAAAACCAGAGACTTTGTGCAGGGTATAAAAAAGAATATTGAAACAGCTTCATCATTGACTGGAAAGTTAATGACTTTCTCCAAGAATCAGATAGTAGATGCCAAGGTAACTGATCTCAATCACATCATCACCAATTTCTTGGATATCATGAACAAGGGAGTGGGTGAAGACATTGCCATTGAGCTTAATCTGAACTGCACGAGGAAAATACTTGCAGACAAAGGCCAGCTTGAACAGATACTTCTCAATCTTGCCCTGAATGCCCGTGATGCCATTCATGAAAAGGGGAATAAGGATGGCAAGATTGTATTTGAGACACTTGATGCTGATCCTCAATTTAATGATTCCAACGACTATATAATCCTGCGATGCACCGACAATGGTATAGGAATGAATGACGAGGTAAAACAAAGGTTATTTGAACCATTCTTTACCACAAAAAAAATGGGTCAGGGACTTGGGCTTTCCTCAATATATGGAATCGTCAGGCAAAATCATAGCCTTGTCTATGTACATAGTGAAAAGGAAATAGGGACAACTTTTGAATTATTTTGGCCAGCCACGAAGGAATTGCCGACTACCGAGACAAAACGAATAAAAAAATTCGGCAAGAATGGACATGGTGAAACCATACTGTTTGTAGAAGACAATGAGTCGATACGCGACATACTCAGCAGGTATCTCGCGAAATACGGTTATAACATTGTTGTGGCGGAAAATGGCAAAGAGGCTTTGAAGGTTCTCGACGGGCTTCAGCATGTCGATCTTATAATAACCGATGTTGTGATGCCTGAAATGGGCGGATATGAACTGATAAACATAGTAAAAAAAAGAATACCTGATATCAAAGTTATTTTCACTTCAGGTTATATAAACAGTGAAGAAAAGGAATCAAATTATCCACTTATCAAAAAACCATATTCTTTGGACAGCATGTCACTTCGTATTGCCAAGATATTGGCGGAATAGAATTTACGCCAGAATAGTCACTTATTTACATTAATGTCCAAGATATATAAAGAGATTTATCTACAAAAGGAGATGCTATGAAAACCGAATCTGGAAAAGATATAGCCCGCTGGATGGAACTCGTTGATCAGATGAACGAGGAAGCCGCTCCCGCTAAACCAGCCAAGCCGACTGCCGCTGACAAGAATCAAGAGGGCATTGAAAAGCTCTCAAAGGAAATTCTTGAGCAGAAGTTCAAGCTCCTCAATGCGAAGATCAAGCAAATGTATCTGGATAAAGACCCAGAAACGCCAGAGACAGACATGATGCAATTTGATTTCATTGATCGTGGAGATCACTACGAATTTACCATGCCGATCAATGTTCTTTTCGGTGGAAAGACTCGCAAGGACTGCGCCGCGTATTGGGATGATTTCTTCTCGAAGTGCGATATCCAGACTTCTTTCCTCGACAATATCAATGACGCCGTTGAGAAGATCAACAACATCCACCTCACCATGAAACTCGTTGTCAAGGATGGAAAGGTCAGGGAGCAATAAGGAGAAGAGAATGTCTGAACTTAATGAATTGTATGAAAAAATCAAATTTGAGCTAAACGAAGCCAAAGAAGAATCCAAGGTAAATGGATACGAAGAGGATAGGAATAACGAATCTGAATCCGACGAAGGCGAAGCGGCTAAAGAAGAAAAATCTCGCGGCGGACTTCTTGGAGTCAGACAAGTTACTTCCCGATCAGTCGTTGGACGAGTCAACAAGGATTTTGATTGGCAGATTGATTATGACATTCTACGCAAAGCCATTTGCGATGAGGTCATTACTGTTGATATCAACAAGACCAAGAAGCTCTTCAAGCTCTTCAAAGACTATATCAATGGTAGCGATAAGTTCGAGTCAAAATACAAGGCGAAGAAATAATATACCAAAGGTGAATAGATGCCAACAAACATTTGGGGAACCCAAAAAAAGCAAGAAAATGATGAGTATGTCTTCAAGCATCAAGAGCGTGTTCAGGAATATCTGAATAGGTTTAAGCTACCAGCTTCCAGAGAAGTTACTTCATCAGGCAAAAAGGAAAAACCCGCGAATCAGGATTGGCAAGGATTTTCTTGGATCAACAAGTATGTTGATACATCAGATGATCGCGCTACTCGCTATCAAGAATACCGGGAGATGTGCAAAGTTCCAGAACTGAACACATCAATCAATATCTATGCTGACAATTCAACCCAGAAAAATGTCAAGAAGAATGTATTGGAGATACAATCCGAAAACAACAAGGTTATAGAAATCCTTGAGTCATTGTATTTCGATACGCTTGATATCAACACAAATCTCTGGAAAATAGCCCGAAACACATGCAAACTTGGCGATGAATTCATGGAAGTCATTCTTGATTCCATGGAATCGCCAAAGCATGTGGTTGCACTTGAGCGGTTCAAGAAGCCTGAAAAGGTAAAAAGAATTGAAAAGGATGGCAAACTCGAAAAGTTTGTCTATGTCGAAGAAGACGCTCAATCTGATGTAATCAAGGAAACTCCTTTTCCTCCGTGGAAAATTGTTCACTTCAGGGTAGAAGATGAAGACTTTGAGCCATACGGAAAATCCGTTCTTGAACCCGGACGAAAAATCTGGAAAAAACTTTCGCTCATGGAAGATGCGATGCTTATCTATCGTATTTCCAGAGCACCAGAACGCCGTGTTTTTTATATCGATGTCGGAACGCTTGCTACCAAAGATGCAAACCTCTACATCGAGCAAATAAAGACCAAATTCAAAAAGAAAAATTATATCAATCCCGCTACCGGAGAAGTCGATCAAAAAGCCGATGCTCTTGGCATCACTGAAGACTTCTATATTCCTGTCAGGCAAAATTCTCAGGGCACTCGCATTGAGACGCTTCCACCCGGACAGAATCTTGGAGAGATTGATGATGTCAAGTATTTCAAGGATCAGATACTTAAACTGCTTGGAATACCTTCCGCCTATCTCGGTGGATCATCCGAGAGCGGCGTAACCTATGACCCAAAATCATATCTTTCTCAGCAAGAAATGCAATTCGCAAGAACCATTGAGCGTGTTCAGAACATACTTACAAAAGGTCTTGAAAAAATCGGAATCATTGAGCTTGCGTTGAATGGTATCAAGAGTGAAGACCTGAAACAGTTCAAGATCGCCCTTACTCCACCGTCAAATGTCGATCAGCTTATGGAGATCGAGGTTCGAACGCAACAGTTTGCTCTTGTCCAGACTATCCGCACACTCAATACCGATCCTAATCAGCCATCGTTCTTGCCTGATGTGTGGATTTACAAGAATGTTCTTGGATTCACTGATCAGGAAATAAACAAGATCAGGCTTCAGTCCCAGATGCAAATGCAAATGAATCTTCAGATACAACAAATATTCCAGAACGGTGGAGCTACTGCCGCCATGTCGGGTGGCTCAGGTGGAAACATCGCACCAACACCAGAAACAGCAATGGCTGGTGGAACTGCCGGTGGTCCTTCTGAAACACCAGCGGGAGCAGGAATACCACCTGAAGGCGGTGAGGCCGCTCCTGAAGCTGGTGGAAACCCCGGACTTGAAATTGCAAGCAAGCAATTCGTTGAGTTCGATGGCGGAAACTGGCTCATGGAAAATGCGGCGGATATGAAGAAACTTCTTCGCTATATCCAGATGTATGAAGACATGAAAAAGGAACGAGAGGAAGCACGGGTATCGAGAAGGAACGGAGTAATCCGTGAATCGCTCAAGGGCGAGTTCGGAGGACTCTTGAAGACGATACGGTCTGATAAATCACAATTGATAGAAGTTGTGAAAATCGGAAACAAAGAGATTCAGAAAACATTGAACGAGTGCAAAACAACTGAAATCTCAAGAAAGAAATAGAAAAAATGTATCTTTTGATATTTTCTCTGCAAGATAATAACTGTAGAGCTAAGTCTATACTGCCCCAAATCAGTAAGGTTCTGATTTTAGGGGAACATGACGGCTGAATCCTATTTAGCACATCCAAACATTTTTTGTTTCTGGCTTCAAAATTCCAATGGAGGGAAAAACTGATGCAAGTATCCTACAATAAGTTCAAACAACTCGTCGATTCTTCGAGTGAAAAGTTGTTTGACAAAATTGCGGAAGCTATTGCGACCTCTGACAATGCCGCCCTCGTTGCGATGTTCGATGACAAGCTCATTCTTCTCGATGAGAAGAAGAAGGATTTGTACCTCGCTGACTATGTATATGAGAACAACATTCTCACAATGCATAATTTCCAGCCTATCGAACTTTCAGAAAACGACGGCTCGTATTTGGAAGAGGCGGTTAGCCGCTACTTTGATCTCGACGATGAGTCGCCAATTACTACACGCGACCTTATGACAGGCTTCAGGCTCAGATATAAGAATGAAAGTTCTTCGATTTTTACCGAAGCATGTGATCGCAAGGCCAAGAAGGTCATGAAGAATCCGCGCATTCGCGCTATCAAGAAGGCCCGCAAGGCCCGTGACATTTTCAAGGAAGACATTCAGTCTCTCTTGGAAGAGCCTTTCATGAAGCATCTTACGCTCAAGGCTCAGAGCGACCAAGATTCCATCCCAACCGCACTTAACGGCGTTGCTTGGAACACCACCTATCCTATTTCCGTCAATACCGATATCGGCGGACCAGCCGATGACCTTATCACCCTCCGCGACAATACCAATGCCATGGATGCGATGAAGGGACTCGCCCTCAAGATTTCCGAGAAGTGGAAGAATGACGCCTTCAGGGCCAAGTTCTACGACATGATCTCGAAGATCGTCCAGACCGAATCTGTCGAACTTGCCAAGACTGCCGTCCTCAATTTCCTTGAGGAAAACAAGGAACTCTTCCTTCTCAAAGACGGAATGTTCAATGAGCTTATCACCAAGACTACGCTCATGCTTGGCGAAGGCAATACGGAACCCGTGTTGCAGATTTTCCAGAACATCATGGAGTCCAAGCGCGGACGCCAGATGAAGAATGAGTATTTCCAAAAATACAACATTACCGAGGAAGCTCTCGATCAGATCAACTCGCAAGCCGAGACTGCTGACGACACAGCCACCGCTGACGACACTGGTTCCAAGAGTGTTGGAAGCGACCTTGATGACGAGTCCGTGGAAAAGGTGATCTCCGTATTCAAGAAGATCAAGGAAGCCATGAAGGAAAAGGGAAAGGAAACCCCCGAGTACGATTTCGTCCAGTCAATCATCGACCGCCTCAAGGAATTCAAAGAGGCTGGAACCGATTCTGATTCCGTTATGAAAGATGTTGTTGATTTCTTGAACAATGCGGGAAGCACCGAAGAAGACACTGCCGAGGAGCCCGTAGCTCCCGAGCCAAAGGAAACAGAGGAAAACTTCTAATGAATATGCTTCAAGAAATGAATGAGTTCTCCTACGCACTGGAAGAACTCAACGAAGATGGAATGCCAAAAAAGCTCAAGATCAAGGGCCGCTTCGGACTTGCTGGTGCTGTAAATGGTAACCATCGCTTCTATCCAATTCCTGTACTCGGCGAAGCCGTAACAATGGTACAGAAAACGGTAGGTGAAAAGCGAATGCTCGGAGAGTTGGATCATCCCGCTGATGCGAAAATCCATCTCGACAAGGTATCGCATGTCATTACCAAGTTGGAAATGAGGCCGGATGGTGAGGTTTATGGCGAAGCAGAAGTCCTCCCGACAGCATCGGGAAAAATCCTTGAAGCCCTTATTCGAAGCGGTGTAAAGCTCGGCATCTCCTCTCGTGGATTCGGATCGACCAGAGATAATTCTGAAGGTTTGCAGGAAGTCCAGTCGGACTATCGCCTTGTGACCTTCGATATCGTTTCTGATCCGTCCGCCCCCGGTGCCTTCCCCAATCCCGTATACGAGTCCAAGGAACACAGGCAAGAAGGAAAAGAAATAGCAACAAATCTTTCAACTCTTCTTGAGGAAGTCTGTGATAAACCAATCATGACTGAATCAGAGAAGAAAGAGTTCGTGTGCAAGGATGATGATGGCAATAGGTTCTATCTCGTCGAAGGCGAGTATGAGTCCTACGGTTACCTCAACTTCCACGCTTCTCATCACTATCACATTCTCGTTAAGAGTGAAAACTTCAACGAGAGGATTGGACTCAATGAGTCCAACATGAAACTCATCGAAAAAGTTTATGGATCGAGAATTATCAACAAAATATCAGACAAGATAAATGAAAGAGGTTTCGATCCAGCTACTCTAAATGTCATCAAGGAGGACAAATAATATGGCTTTGCTCGATATAAATCTCAGCGAAAGCGAACAAGCGGAAGTTAAAGACAAGCTCGACGCTTGGAGGGTAGCCGAGAAGAAGAAGATGGAGGAAGAGCTTACCGAGAAGTTTGAGCAGATGGAAGCTGAACTCAAGGAGCATTATGAGAACTTGGTCGAAGAGATCAAGGAGAACATGAAGAAGCTCTATACCAAGCGCTTCACCAAGGCCCTCAAGGAAATGTACGAAGAGATCAAGGCCGAGGTCATTGTCGAATCTCTCAACTCTCCTGAAGTCAAGGCTCTTGAGGACATCAAGGCCGCTGTATTCCCATTCATCAATGAGTCTACTGCTCGTCGCTACAAGGACGAGTTTGGAAAGCTCGCTCAGATGTACGAAAGTGCTGTTTCTGAGCTTGAGCTTGCTAAGGGTGCGAAGAAGAAGGCTGAACTCATGAAGTCTCTCTCCCCAGATGTCGGCAAAGTCGTGGACAAGCTCCTCGGCGAAGGCACCGAGGAAGAGATTGTCACCAAGTTCGCCGCAATCAAGGACGCTCTCAAGACTTCGAACGAGGAGCCAGCCGCTCCCGCCAAGCCAGTAACCGAGAGCCGCAAGCCCGCTCCTGCTCCAATTGAGGAAGAGTATCATGAAGAGATCGAGATCAACCGACAGGTTGAGCGCGAGCCCGTTCAGGAAGTTCAGACCGAATCTGCCGAGCAGAAAGAGTTTGCAAAGATTCTTCAAGAACAACTTGTTCTCGCGGGAATTCGCCGCAAGTAATCACAGAAATTCTTAGCCCCGCACAAATGAGTGCGGGGCGGAAAGAAAAAATAGGAGGACCATATAATGGTTTACGACCGTTTTCAGCGTGAAGACACCGACACTTTGACAAAGCGTTGGTCACCGTTCCTTGAGGGAATCGACAACGAGTATACTCAGGAGAATACTGCTATTCTTCTTGAGAACGAGGCTCGCTATCTCGCCGAGGCTCCCCAGACTTCCGTATCGGATGTTCAGGGTCTTCAGAAGATCATGCTTCCAATCGTTCGCCGCGTATTCCCCAACCTCATTTCCAACAACCTCGTCAGCGTTCAACCAATCGCTGGCCCTGCTGGAATCATCTTCTATTTGAAGTATGTTTTCGGAACCGATACCCCCGGCACCGCTCATGACAGCGAGTACAGCATGTATGAGAATGTCGCTGGATCAGGTGAAGGTTACAACCCCTTCTACTCACTCGATGAGAAGGGTCCATTCTCTGCCGTTGGTGCTGATCCTTCAACCTCAGTTGAAGTCAACTGCACCCAGTTTCTTGACAAGTGGCCCGCCATTGCGAACAGCTACTTTGGAACCATCGAGGATGCCACTGGCGTCTACCACTTCTCCTATGAGGGTGGAGCATACAAGGTTCGCGGAGCGAACAACCTCGTCATCGCCGATCCTGCTCTCTATGACAGCAAGTACACCGTCAGCGTTGCTGGCAACAAGGTAACTGTTGCCGCGACCAGCATGGCTGGCGTCACCGTCAAGGCTTGGTACAAGACTGATATGGAATTCTCGAAGGAAATCCCCGAGATGAAGATCAGCATCTCCTCGATCCCTGTAACTGTCAAGAACCGCAAGCTCAAGGCTATGTGGTCACAGGAATCCGAGCAGGATTTGAAGGCGTTCCATGGTCTTTCTGCGGATGCCGAACTCACCTCTCTCGTTTCCAACGAGATGATCGCTGAGATCGACCGCGAGATCATCCAGAAGTGTATGTCAATCGTCCCCGGCAATATGCGTGGATCGTACACTTGGAACAAGTTCGAAGACAACAACACTTCCGGTAACTTCCTTGACGCCCACCTCGCGCTCATGCAGAAGGTTACCCGCCAGTCCAACGAAATCTTCCGCCAGTCGAAGATTGGTCCTGCGAACTGGCTCGTCATGGGAACCAAGGTTGCTTCCTATGTCGAAGTTCTCAAGGGATTCATTCCGAACCCAGTCACCGAGTCTATGGGCATGAACATTGTCAAGGCCGGTAACTACGCTGGCAAGTTCGACATCTACAAAGACCCAATGTTCCCTGAAGACCTCATCCTCATGGGACACAAGTCACCCGCTTCTCCGTTCGGAGCCGGTGTTGTCTACTCACCCTATGTCACGAATTTGACCCCGGTCATCGTCGGACAGGATGACTTCAACCCACGCCGTGGATTCTTGGCCCGCTACGGTCTCACCCAAGTTCCTCACGGACAGCTTCTCTACGGATTGCTCAAGGTCAATCAGCTTCCCTAATCGCTAACTGAGTAATCAGGCCCGCCGAAAGGCGGGCTTTTTTATTGAATTCCTACAATATTTATGATATACTCCATAAGAGCCATAAAAAGTTAAACATAATCTCAAGGGGGGAATCATGAACGAGGCAATCAGTTTTGACACCAGCGGCGTTGCTGTCGGGGATGAAGCAATCGTCAATTGTTCCCAGATAAACGAACTTCTTGGCGGAATCCTTTTCAGGATCAACGGACAGCTTACCACTTACAATTCGACTCAGTTCCAAGCCCTTATAAACGACGCGGTTGCGAAGGGCTTCAAGAACTTTATTTTCGACTGCAATTCCCTAAACTATTGCTCCTCAACCGGCGTAGGCGCATTTACCTTTGCCGTAAAAGCCCTCAAGGATGTCAACGGCAATATCGTCATTTCCGGGATGCAACCCAAGGTCAAGGATGTTTTTCAGCTTCTTGGCTTTTCGACATTTTTCAATTTCGCCGCAAATCCTACGGAAGCAATACAGATATTCTCTGGCAAATCTCCGGTAAAGCACCAAGCTCCCGTAGTCGAAGCGACAGACACCCTTGAGGTCATCTTTCCGATCATTGTCAAATGCCCATCGTGCTCCAAGAAATTCAGGATCAGCAAACCGGGTCGCTATCGCTGTAGCGGATGCCAGAAGTTGTTCACCGTCGCGGGGAACGGAGAAACCTACAACTAAATTTGATTTATTTTTTGCATTGTGCCATAATATGGCCAAGGTGGTCGGAAATGCAGATGGAAAGCAGGGCGATTATCGAGGCCATATTGAAACCTCAAAAGCCTCAAACGGTAAGAGTTATTTATCGAGGATGCAATGTTAATGCCTATGGATATGAATGGACCCGTGTCGTCAAATGTGGCATTTTGAATGCTGTCTGGGTCCGTCGCTCCTATCTACCATCTGATGCAGTTGAAGATGAGGTCTATGAAATTCCTGCATCTGCGTTGGAAAATATTTATTTTTGACTTGCATTCCAGCAAATAACTGATATACTAATAGTGTTGGGTAGATCGCCTATCCCCTCCTACCTGATAAGGCCGTCGCCCAACACTTTCCCGCCCCGGTTGTTCCCCACGACCGGGGCATTTTTTTGACTTATTGTTTGAAGTATGATATACTGTCTTCAGGACATGGGGATGTCCAATATTTGGTGGTGGGGGATCGTATGAAGAAGTTGATGCTTTTGGCGGTCTTAGTTGTGACTCTTTTTTCTACTGTTAGTTGTATGAGCCATTCACCTGTCAATAGATTGACTTCTATCTACTTATCATCTTCGGTTCCAATAACTGGAATAAAAGTATGGACTTTCAAATCTGATGGAACTGGAACCATAGATGATGGGGAAGGGAATGAATTTCCTATAACTTATAGTTCTCCATTTGTTAATATAACTATTAAACATAAAATTCATTGAGATTATAGATCGCCTTACAGCGGACTTTTTATTTCGAATTTTTGACAACGATCTATACAAAATAACATTAAAATGAAAGATAGATTATGTATATTTACAAGATTACGAATACAATAAATGGCAAGGTGTACATCGGTCAAACACAAAAAGACGATCCATCCTATTTCGGCAGTGGAAAGATTATCCGTTGCGCAGTAAAAAAATATGGATGCGACAACTTCATCAAAGAAGTCATTGAGGAATGTAGCTCAAAAGAAGAATTGGATGAGCGAGAGATTTATTGGATTGAATTTTATGATTCAACAAATAGAAATGTTGGATATAACATAACCAAGGGTGGAGGGGGAGGTGATACATTTACCAATAATCCCGATAAAGAAATTATCCGAAATAAATTCAAGGAGAATAGTGGAAATAGAAAAGGGGTTTCGCTTTCAGAAGAAACAAGACAGCGAATAAGTGAAGGCAGAAAAGGTAAAAATACAGGAAAAAGACCGAAAGAAGTTGGTGAAAAAATATCTGCAAAAATGAAAGGCAAGGTGTTTTCAGAAGACCATAAAAAGCATTTGAGCGATAAACGAAAATTGCGAATTATTACTGATGAAACACGAGCCAAAGCCAGCAAGACCTCAAAAGGCAAAATCAACATTAAGCAATATGAACTTACTGATCCAGACGGGAATAAATACATTACTGAAAATGGACTTACTTGTTTCTGTGAAGAGCATGATTTATCGGCACCAAATATCTTAAAGGTGATAAATGGATCAAGACCAAACCATAAGGGCTGGACAGCAAAAAGGATAGAATCAACTTGAAATTCACCGAGGCTATGATATACTCTGCATAGAGTTATATGGAGGTGGTGGGATGATTATCAATTCTCTGCTTGATACCGACGAATATAAATTTTCCATGATGCAATGTATCCTGCACCAGTTCCCCTCTGCGAATATCAGATGCGAGTTCAAGTGCAGGAACGGGGACATTTTCACTCCTGAAATGCTCACCCGGATCAACGAGGAAATCGACCATCTCTGCTCGCTTCGCTTCACGGATGACGAGATCGCCTATCTCGCTTCCATCCGCTTCATCAAGAAGGACTATACCGATTTCCTCAAGAACTTCAGCCTCAACCGTGAGCATATCACCACGAGCCTCGACAACGGACATCTTTCCATCGTAGCCGAGGGCAACTGGTTCCTCACCATTCTCTTCGAGGTTCCCGTCCTCGCCATTGTGAATCAGGTTTATTTCGAGCGGATGGTCGTGGACATGAACGCGGCGAAGAAAGCCCTCGCGACCAAGATCGCCATGGTCCGAAACTACAAGAACTTCAGGTTCTCGGATTTCGGAACTCGCCGCCGTTTCTCCTTCGACTGGCAGGAGTATGTCATCAAGACCCTTGCCGATGAAGTCGGTCTTCCCAAGTTCGTCGGAACCTCCAATGTCTATCTCGCCAAGAAATACAACCTCACTCCCATCGGCACGATGGCACACGAGTTCATCATGGCGGGGCAGGGACTCGATGTCACGCTCCGTAACAGCCAGAAGCGTATGCTTCAGGCGTGGGTTGACGAGTATCGCGGCGACCTCGGCTATGCCCTGACCGACACGCTCGGCGTCGATGCGTTCCTCCGCGATTTCGATCTCTACTTCGCCAAGCTCTACGATGGCGTTCGCCACGATTCCGGCGATCCCTACGAGTGGGGCGAGAAGATTATTCACCACTATGAATCCCTCAAGATCGATCCCCGGACGAAGCAACTCATCTTCTCCGATGGACTCACCATGAAGAAGGCTCTTGACCTCTTTACGCACTTCGAAGGCAAGGCGAAGCTCTCCTTCGGCATCGGTACGCATCTCACGAACGATTTCCCCGGAGTCGAACCGCTCAACATCGTCATGAAGCTCACCGAGGTCAACGGCAAACCCGTGGCGAAGATTTCCGATTCCCCCGGCAAGGGCATGTGCAAGGACGAGCAGTATCTTGCTTACCTCAAGACCGTTTTCGGAATCACCGCATGAAGTATGACCAACAGATTCGCGACACCTTCATGAATGGACTGAGGGAGGCGTTCAAACTCGGTCTTGGAGATTCCCAAGAGGAATTTTCTGAGACCGAGTTTGAGGAAATCTTTCAGGAAATCATCAAGGATTATGGCGGATTTGAGCAGATGGACCGAGATATCGATATCGGAGTGCAAAACGGCTATTCAGTCGAAGCACAGCTTGATCTGCTCAAATCAATTCTGACAAATCTCAAGGTCATGGCTAAGGAGTAGATGTTCTAATATGAGCGACGAGCGATACCAGCCTTGTAAGGTCATTGTCTTCGACAAGGATACCTATGTGCCATTCTGGCTATGCAAATGGCACAAGGAAGAGATAGGAACTTGTATGTTCTCTTATGGGGACAAGGAATCCTATACTGCCGTCGAAGGATTATGGGATTGCAAGAAAGGATCGCTCGTCCCATTTGCCGTTATCGAGAAGAAAAATTTGGACCGTACTATTCCTGTCGGAACCAAGGTGGCTGTTACCGAAAACGACAAGGTTAGAATTGAAATAATCAATAGCGTTGAATTCAATGAATACGAAGATTACTATTCAAAACTCAAAGGCATGGGCTCATTCATGGGAGGCATAGAAGTGCCTCCGGGGACGAAAGTGATCATCATACGCCACTACAAGCCTACATATATATTTGAGTCAGGCAGAAAATGTGATTACGAGTACAATGTCAAAACAATTATATCATGACTAAACTTGAAAAGCTGGAACATTTATATGAAGGGCATTCTTGTTCCAATTGCGGACATAGAGGGAAATGTAGCCGTAAAGGCATATGTAAAAAATGGATAGATGATCAAACAGTATATGAAGAAATAATGAAAGAGCTAAATAAAATCATGAAGGACAGCAAAAACGGAAATGCGGTGA